GCGTCATCTTCGCGTCGTCGACGTCGAGCTTGGTCTGATCGGGCGCCCGCTTCTGGTTCTTGTCGCTCCACTGGCTCATGGGTCCGTCCTTTGGGTGGTCGAGAAAAGAGCGGTGGGGCGTCGGAATCCAGTATTTGCAGTTACGTCCTTTTTCCCAGGACGATGGGGTCTGCACAGACTCGAAGCCGACGTCATGGCCGAAGCCACCTGCGGATCACTAGTATCCGAGCCACCAAAGAGCGCGCGATCCGAAGATCGCGTGCTCACCAAACCGCACAACAAATTGGACACGGCCGAAGCCAGTCCAACTTCGCCATCTAAAGGCTGGCATGAAGACCCACCGACCAAGCGGGCACAGCACGTATCAGCAACCGTCAGGCGACCAGTGCGGCGTACCGGCCTGTTCGTATGGGCAAGCACCGAAATGCCGCCACCAAGCCGGCGGACCAGACCACAGCGACACGACCGCGTGTGGTTACGGCTGCCAGAAGCAAGCCCAGGTCCATTTATTGCCCCGAAGGGCAAATCAAACGCAGAGCAGCCCGCCAGCCCCGAAGGGCCGTCCGTGTGCGAGCTGCTCCGCTGAGGTTCCATCGTGGGGACGTTCTGCGATTAGACGTGTTCCACCACGACCGTTCTTTTGTGGCGCGCGGCATCACCAGTCGTGGCGTCGGTGCGGGTCGGCCAGTCCATGATGGACCGCCAGATGCTCGTCACGATGTCGCCCTTCACGTTCACGGGCGCTCGGATGTAGACCTGCACGCGGTCCACGTTCACCTCGACGCCGTTGTTGGTGAGCTGCGCGGGCTGGTACTCGCCGACCACGCCGCATACACCCGCCTCGGTGATGAGGCCCGAGAGGTCGTTGTAGTATTCGTACACCGCCTCGGCGCCCAAGAAGATCGGGCGCTGGATTTCCAGGCCGGTCGCGTTCATGGTCTCGCCGGCGAACATTTCGCCGTTCTCTCCGCCGACGTAGGTGTTCGTTAGGCCACCCACCACGGTGCTCTTGCGCGGACAGTCCGTGTCGTTGAAGATCAGTCCGCCCAGGACCTCGCCCAGCGTATACCGCTTGAACCAATAATGGTCAGGCAAGCTCGTGAGCAACTGGCGCTGCTCTTCGCTGCCGAACAGTTGCCCCTTCGAGTAGCTGTTCATATGCACGTGATAGTAGCCGTCGGCATACTTGGGCACGTTCATGTCTTCGAGACGGCCGATCGCCTGGCGATACAGGTCGTAGGTGAAGCCGTTCGTGCTCGTGCTCGTGAGAGCGTCGATGCTGTTGGCGCCAGCGGCCGCGCGCACCACGAAGCTCGCGTCGCTCGCGAAGATCGGGTCACGTGCCGTCAGCGTCACGGTCTCGAGCACCGTGAGGGTGCCGGGCCCGACATCGTCTCCCGCGGTTGTCGGCGTGTATCCAACAACCGTCGCGGTGTACGTGGTCGCGGAGTGGACGTAGCTGATCGAGAGCGGGTTGGTGCTGCTGACCGCCTGGAATGCAACGGGGCTGCCGTTGGCCAGATCGGGACGGCGCGCGGTGGTGAACCCCTTCAGTCGGGTCACCGGAATCGTGCTCGCGCCACCCACGTTTGCGCTCGCCACGGTCCAGCCGCTCATCCCGGCGTTGTAGAGCTTGTCGCGAACCGCGCGATTGAGCGTCTGGCCTGCGTTCAACCCGAGAGCCTTCAGGTTCTCGTTGAGCAGGTTGACGATGGCCACGATCGATGTCGGCATGTGGGTGTCCGGGCATCGGTCGTAGTATTCGTGGAGCTGCATGCTCCACTGCTCTTTTTGGTAGTCCTTCGCCACGGGCTCGTGCTGAGGATTGCGTGGGTTCGGGTTCGGCGTCATCAGGCCCGCGCCAGTGAAGTAGAAGAAGTCGCCTGCGTTGCCCGGCTGATGGACAGGCATCGCTTCGCCTCGGAACAGATTGCGCGGCAACAGGGGGTCGCGGAATTGGCGGACAAGCGAGTTGTCCTGCACGAGGGCTCGAATCGTTGGATCTTGCTGGATGACGGAAAAATTCAGTGCCATGACTTCCTCTTTTGTTTGTGTTTCGTGTCCCCGTGCCTATCGCTCAGCCCAATCCCATGGGGACCGTTCGGATCCCTCGCTGACGCTGGCGGAGGGCGAATTCCTGCTCGGTCATGTTCATGACGTCGACATCGTTCGCACTTCCGGCGGCGGTCGAGGTTTCGGCCGGCCTCGGAGGAGTTCGCGACCCAGGCGGCGCGCTGGTCGTGCCCGTCGTGGCTGGGATCACTGCTTCCCCGAAAAGATAAGAATCGGTTTGACGAAGCCCTTCGAAGAATTTTGCCTCGTCGACTTTCTCCAGCTCTTCCACCGTCTTGCCCTGCTGGGCTTGCTCGAAAAGATAGATGGCCTGCCCGATGCGCTTGACACCGCAGCCGGCAGCAATGCGCTCCAGGTTCGCGCGGGCCTCGGATGCTGCGGCCTTGCGCTCCGCTTTCTTGCGCCGGTTGGACTCTTCCGTCAGCTGCTTCTGGAGCTGCTGGCGGTCGCGGTCCCAGATTCGCCTGTCCTGCTCGTACTTCTGCCAGGCTTTGCGGTCCTGGCCGTTTTTGGGCGGGGTCGGCGGTGCAGATGGTTCCGGCTGCGACGACTGGATGGTCACCGGGGCCGGCTGCCTGGCCTGTTGATTTCCCGACGGGCGCGGAGCGGCCTGCTGGCCTTTCCTCGCACGCAGGATCTCCATCATCGCGGCGTGGTTGGCATACCCCAACGCTTGCGCCTCCCTGTCGAGTTCGCTCGTGAGCTCACGGCGTCCCGACTGCTTGGCGGCTTGTACGCGCTCCTTGAATGCGGCCTGCGGTAGCATGATGTTCTTGCCCGACGATTCGGGCGCTGTGACTTGCGGTGGCGGTGAACTGGTTTGGGTGACGTTCGGAATGGGATCTGCGGCTGACTGTTGTCCGGGGTTCGGGACTTGTACGTTCTCGTTCGGCATGACTCGCTCCTTGTGGGGCTACTCGTTTTCGTCGCGGTCTACCGGCTGTATCGTCGCCGTCGTCACGAATGACGACTTCAACGGGCTGGCACTCGCAAGTGTCCGAGTCACGTTTCGCGCCACAGGGGCTTCCTTGGGACATCCGAGGCTGCATGTGGAGCTGGTGAAAAACATTGGGGTTTGATCGCCTCTGCTACGGCGATACGGTTTGCAACAGCGATGAGACCTTTTGGCTCAAGTCGCCCTTGGCGTAGATGAGGTCGCACGAGCTGACGGCATCGATGGCCGCGAAGGTCAGATTCACTCCGCCATCCCAGTAGACTTGACCGGTCACGAGGGTCGCCGTGGGATCCATGACCAATTGCTTGACGCCCTTGGTGGTGCCGCCGGTCGCGTTGACCTGAAACAGACCGTTCGGCGTCGGCGCCTGCGCGAGCACCGCCTTGTTGCTCGTGACGGTGACGCTCGTCTCGGTCGCACCGCCGAGCGTTCCGGCCAGAGCCGCCGCTGCCGCTGCCCGCAGAGCGAGATCGTCGACCCGCAAAGCATTGACCTGCGCCACCAGGGCGGCTACGTCCGCGATCGTCTTGTTGTAGTCGACCTTGAGGGCATTCGCCAACGTGGCAATGCTCTGAACGTCGGCCTGGACGTAGCTCGACGTCTGAGTAGCCGCGCTCGCCGTCGCCACAGTGGCACCGGTCTGGCTGACCGCGGCCCCCACGGTGGTGGCCGGAACAGTCGTCGAAGGATTGCTCACATCGAGCAGGATCGCCAGCGCATCGCCCACGGGAGCCTGTGCCAAGGCGTCGGCGAACTTCCCGAGACTTGGCTCGTTCAGCTTGTCCCGCAGCGTGACCGGTTGGGTAGTCGTACTGGATGCCATGTCGTCTCCTTACGGCGATACGATCTGCAACAGCGACGAGACCTTCACCGACCCGTCGCCCTTGCAGTACAAGGCGGAGAACGCCGTCACGCCGTCGACGGCCGCGAAGGTCAGGTTGACCCCACCGTCCCAGTAGACCTGGCCGGTGATCAGGGTTGCGGTCGGATCGGTTACGATCTGCTTCACGCCTGCGTGGGTCGCCGTGGTCGCGTTGACCTGAAACAGACCGTTCGGCGTCGGCGCCTGGCCGAGCGCACCCTTGTTGCCCGACGCTGAAAGGCCCGTCTCGGTCGCGGTCGCGGCCGCAAGTAGAACGGCGAGAATGTCGCCAACTGGGGCGAGCGCGAGTGCATCGGCGAACTTCCCGAGCGCGGGGCTGTTGAGCTTGTCTTGGAGAGCAGTCGTTTGCGTAGTGCTGCTGGACATCGGAAATTCCTTTCAGAAAATGGGTTGCGACGACCGTCCTACTTGGACTCGCCGCCCGCCATGTGCTTGATCGGGTACGGCTTGTTGTGAATCGGCGCCGCGGCCGGGCCGGTGTCGTTCTCGGACATCTCTTCGCCCTTGGGCGTGCCGTGCTTCTCGTCGTATTCCTGGATGGGGTCTCGCTCTTCGATCATGACTGGATCCTTTCGCCTTACTTTTTCGAGACGGGGAACGGTCGCGATGCCTTCGGCGTCGTTTCGTTTCCGCCCGGCGACAGCGGAGCAGGGAGCTTCGCCGCCAATTCCTCTGCGGCACCAGGGCCGGCCGGATGGCCGTCGGGCGCCATGTACTTCTGGTCGGGTTCGATCTTGCCGCCCGAAATCTCGAGCGCGCGGGCTCGGCCAGGCGAAATGGTTTTGCCGATCTCGCTCATCGTCGCTTCCTTCCGTGGATCGTGAGTGGAAATGGCTGCTGCGGCGCCGGTGGCACCGTCTCGGCCAGCTCCGCTTGGTGGCGGACTGCAATCTTCGCTTCGGTCGATGGGCCCGTGATGGTGATGCCGCTTGCGGCGTCCGGTGGGTATTCTGCCGGCTCACCAGAGAATCGCGGATCTACCGGCGGCTCGGTCTGCGTGAGATCGGTGTTGACCGTGCCCGCCGCGGGGACCGAGAACCGGCGCAAGCTGTTCTTTCGCAAGTCCATCGCTACCCGTTGGCCTCTTCATCGCCGCTGGATTCGTCGGCATCTTCGTCCGACTCGTCTCCGGTCTCTTCGCCTTCGTCGCCACCCTCGTCGTCTCCGCCACTGCTGTCCTCGCCTTCGCCCGAGGCCTCCAGCTTGTGGACGGCCCGGCACCAGCCGACAAAGCCGTCGACGTCCTCGAGGTCAAGGGACTCGCCGAGCTTCCGGAAGTCCTTCTTCCCGACGTCGTCGGTCCAAGCGCAGAAGTCGTGCACCGTCTCGGCGTCGACGTCTTCTTCGAGCTGCTCCAATCCCGCCTTGGGCTGCGCGTCGCTGCCCGTGCGGAACTCGTCGATGATCTCATTGATGGTCGCGACGGCCGGCTTGAACGCCTTCGCCAGCGATTCGACCGTCATTTCCTCGCCGTCACCACCCTCGTCTTCACCCTCGTCGTCGTATTCATCGGCGTCGGCGGCGCCATCCTTGTCCTCCCCGTCCTCTTCCGGCTCCGGAATGACAGCCTGGGAGTCTTGGATCATCGCCTTGAGTTTGCGCGGGTCAGTATGCGACATGGTCGAGCGTCCTTGGTCGTGTGCTTTCAGGGCACCACAACGCGCTCGCCGTCGCAATGTACGCTTGACCTCTGAGGCCATTTCGGTGTTGACTGATTACCGATGATCAACTACCAGCCGATCCCCGAAGCTCACCAGAAACGCATCGCCGCCATCATTGCCGCCAAGAATGGCAAGTCGCAGGCCGCGCGAATATTCGGATGCTCGCGCCAGACCATCAAGGCCGCCGCGGGAGGATTGCCGGTGCATCCCTGGTCAGCTAAAGAGCTGGCCGAGAAGATCGCCGCGCGGGACGCGGCGGGGAAGAATCCATGATCGAGCGTGGATACGCTGAGTCGACCTCAAAACCAACGGGAATTATATACTTGACTCCCTCGTGATGTAGGATAGCGCGCAAGCCCAAAAACTCTCTTGGCCTAATCAGGCGGTCATCATTTTGGCGGCTTGGCGCGGGCGAGTTGGTCCCGCGCAACCTCTCCGTCCAGATCGAGCGGGGCCAAACCAAGCGCGGCCTGCTCCATCGCTGCGTTGCTTTCCTCAGCGAGCGCCGCCGCCTTCCGGTAGAGCCCGCCAATCGCCCGCTGCTTGGCGATGGGGAGCATCGGTATCCGCTGCTCCTTGAGCATTTTCCACTCCACTCGATGCCGACCGACCCCCGTAGAGGCGGATAACCATTCCGCAATCACGGCAGAGGAGCGAAGCACCGACCACAAGTAGACCTCATCGACCTCAGCCTCACGCTCCTTCTTGACCCGCAGGACGGTGAACTCTGGCGTCACCAAGCAATGCTCCCGCGTCTTCGGCAGGACGCAGATCGCTTTGTATACGGCGCTAATGTTGCTGACGATGATGTCCCCCACCTTTCCGTGACCGACCTTCCCAGCGTAAGAGACTTCCTTGCCAAGTCGCCTCTCTCCATCCTCCGCGAAGCCGAGATACGAGATCCGCAGGAACGTGTAGTGGCTGTCGGGGCTGAGCTGGACCAAGTCCTCAATCGGGTCCACCAGCTCGCCAAGCTTTTCGGTGGTTGCGCCAACTTTGCTCCATGTGCGCGACAGCTTCTCGACAGACCACGGATTGAGGTTCTTCGCGTCGAGGCGTCCTTGAAGTCGGTCGGGCTCCACTAGCCACGGTCCGGCCTGTCCGTTCCGGTACTCGTAGTAAGCAGCCGCTACCGCTTCGATTTCTTCCAACGCCTTCTTGCGCGCCTCTTCGGCCACGCTAGGGGGTGTGCGCCCAGGCACGTCGTCCAACCCCACGTAGCGCGTCTCATAGACGAACGCTGATGGTTGCTGCTCGTCCTCACTAGACTTTTTCGTCAGGCAGAGCACCGAGGTTTTGACCCGCGCTCCGGCCCTCTGGAAGGCGTCGCCGTGCAAGCTGATGATGCCGTTGATGATGAACTTCGAGCGGATGTAGTCGCGCACAAAGTCCATCTTCTTACTGCACAGGACACCATCATCAATGACGGTGAGGAGCCGTCCGCCGGGCTTCAGTAGGTGGTAGTACCGCTCGATAAACATGACAGCGGATCGCAGCGTGGCACGATCTTTGTCCCCTCCGGTTCTCAGCTCGTAGTCCTTTAAGACTTCCCACTCGTCCGGAGCATCGCGGGTGTAGTCCATTGAGAAGGGTGGGTTGGTTAGCACCAAGTCAAAGCGCAGCGGATCATCCCCAGTGAGCAGCTTGCGAAGCTCCTGCACATCCTGCTTGGCCTCCGGCGTGTCCGTGTCCGCCGGAGCGGGTATCGCGCGCAGAGCATCCGTCATGTAGACGCGACTGCCCCCATCGCCGTGCAGGTACATATTGATGCGCGCAATCTTGCCGAGAGGTGGATCCTGTGCGGCATCGATCCCGAAGATCGCCTCGTTGGCGACTTGATCGAGCATCGCGGTTCGCTTCGCGCTACTCAGCGACTTGTTCTCGTATACTTGGCGGCGCATCTCAGTAAGTAGCTCGATCAAGAAACCGCCCGTACCGCAGCAGCCGTCCAGTGCGCGTTCTATCTTCGCTGGGCTCGCCACGGGAGCGCCCAACCTCGTGACCAGTTTCACGATGCTGCGCGGGGTGAAGTACTGCCCAAGATCGTCGCCCCGCATCGAAGCGACAAGGAACGCCTCGAACATCCGGCCGTTCAGATCCTCATCAATGCCGAAGAGGTACTGATGCTCCAGCTCTGCCACAACCAGCTTGACGGTGCCCGGCTGGACACCGAGACGGGCCGAAGGGTCGAAGATGCGCTTGCGCTTCTTCGCTTGGATCTCCTGCTCCAGCGACTCGACCAAGTCCCGAAACAGGATTCTGTCTATCGGGTTCTCAGTGTTGTCCTCCTGCTGCTTGATCCATCGCGTTGAGAAGCGCACGGCATCAGCGGGCAGCGGGTCGCCTCGCCCAATGGTAGAGAGGTGTTCGGCGGTGTCGCGCAACCGGCGGTCCTCCCACAGCTTCACGAACAGGATTTTTGCAAACCGCTCGAACGCACCCTGTGGTCCAACCTTATCGGCCTTCCAGATGATCCGATGGCACCGGAGGAATGTCTTCTTGGCCTCCTCCATGCTCGGGCGGTGAATCTCGTGTGGCACGGCCACCGGCCCGGCATCAGACCAACCCGTCCGCGCGGCGTCAACGCCTAACAGCTTCCGCAGGGCTTCGTACTTGGTGTTTCCATCGGCGAAGTCACCGAAGCGCAATGACAGAACTGGCTCGGCCGAGTCCCATGGATAGACTCGGGTCAAGAATCCATTTGTGAGCATGAAGTAGTGGACTGGGTTATCCTCGGTCTTCTGATTGACAGCGAAGCAGTAACCGCCCCCTTGATCCACAAAAGCGTCAGGATTCTCAGTCGGAGATTTCGCATCAACAATCCAACGCGGTTTCTTATTACAAACGAGTATATAGTCAGGCTTCCAAGGTTCCTTCTTGCGGCCCTTGCCAATCTGCAACTCGTTAATGGCGGTCTTGGGCTTGATCTCCCGATCTTTATAGCCAAGAGATGACAGAAGCCGATTGACGAAGAACTGTTCAACGCTCGCCTCGTTGGACAGATCGTCGGAACGACAGAACTTGTTCTTGGCGCCTTTCACGCTGCCTTGACCTTCTTAGCTTTACGCTTTCTTCTCTTACTAGCTTTGGAAATTGGCTTGGGCTTGTAGCGCAGCACCATGTCCACCATAGCCTCAAGAGCCTTTGGGACTTCGTTGGTTGTCTCAGGCATTTGTCAGTGCCTCCAAAGTGAGTCGCTTGCCAGCCGAGCGACGGATAAGACTGTCAAGCCGTTGTGTGGTGTGGTTGCGGACATTGCCTTCGTTCAATCGGAATGAAAACTCGTTGACGTAGCGTGGGAGGTGCTTCGGAGTGACGTGATGGTACACGCCAAGAATGCCACGCTTCAACAGGGCGTTGAAACTTTCGATGCCGTTGGTGGTCACGTCGCCGCGTGCGAATTCGTGGGCGCTGTGGTTGATGCTCTCGTGTTTGAAGGCAGGTTCCAACCCGTTGTAGACCACGGCTTCGTCAGTGTGAAGCGTGGATCCCGCTTCAACATGTGCGCGGATCTCAGCGTGAATCGTTGCGCTGTCCACTGAGGCCACGGGGAATCCAACCGTGCGACCGCTTTCTCCGCGTTCACGCAGGGCCAGGACGGCGATCTTGCCTACTGCACCCCGGCCCTCGTGCGCGCGCTGAGATAGGCCGCGGTCAAGACCGGCGTGGTGAGCCTGGATCGGACCGTTGCAGGCTCCGCTCGGCGCGCCGCACGGTCGCGTGCGGACCCAAGAAACGTACTCGCGATCTTCGCCGGACATCAGGCTGGAACTCGTCTCCCGCCGCGATAGCGCCAGCCAGGCGTTCCCCATTCCTTGCGCCAGGGCATCAGCGTCTCTCTTCCGTTGGGTCTCGCTGGTGGCACGGTCCACGTCTTTCCGACGAGCGAAGGAGAAACGTCGGTCTTTCCATCTGCACCGGGAAACGGTGCTGTCGCTGGCATGGTGAATTCCCCGCCTGGGTCTGCTACCTGGGAGTGCATCGCAATAGAATCAGTTCCGACCCGGTTGTCGAGTGGCTTGCCATCGGGCGCGCAGAACTCCACCCACTGTGAATAGAGGTCGGGGTGTTCCTTCGCGATCTCCACAATGCCATCGCTGTGCGTTTTATTTACGCAGTACGACGTTTCAGTTCTGGCCACTCTCTCGGCCCTCCAGAATTCCCCCTTGTAGATGCCGTGCACGCGGTTGATGGCACCATCAAGCGTCTCGCCGCCCGCCATCGACAGCGCCATCTGGTCCTCGAACTGCCCGATCATTTGGACGCCGTACCGCTTGATGCTGGTCTGGTGCTGGCGCAGAAGCGTGGGCCGGCTCTTGTCGATCACGCGCGCGAACCTGGCGGCCTCCTCGATGGGCAGCACGAAGGACTGGCCGGTGAAGTGCTTCTCCAGCTTCGAGTAGCTGCGGATGAGCGTGTGCAAGGATTCGATCTGAGCTTCGCGGCTGGCGGCGGAAAGCTCGCCGAGCATCTGATCGTCGATATAGAGCTGGCCAGCCCGCAGTTGCGCGAGGGTCATGCGCAGGTGCTGGGCGGTGAACGTCGCCGAGCCCGTGCCGAGACGTTCGAGCTTGGCCAGCACCTCGGCGGATGCCTTCATGTAGACGGACCGCAGCCTCTCCACGGAGCCGCGTTCGACCACGCGGTCGAGCGTCTTGCGGTGACTGGCGATCACCTGTTCGTAGAGCGATGGCATCGCGAGGTGTGGAAGTTATGACAGATCTGTGCCTGCCATTTATTGTCGTGTCTCTTCCAATACACTCCGTACGGACGCTTCGGGGCTTCGGCGAGAACGATCCATCTCCCGAAGCGCTGCCCGATCAATTTCCACCTCGCATCGGCTCTGGTTTTTCTCCATCGTCGATCTCCCTCTCCCGTTGGTGGCACACGTCGTGACATCGCTTGCACAGCACGTGGAGCGCATCGATCTTACTGACGTGGCCGAGCTTGATCGCGCGCTTCAGATCTTTCCGCTTGCGAGCCCTCGGATCTGCGGCGATCTCCTTGGCGTGCCCACTCACATGATCGAGATCTAAATCCTTCTTCGGCGTCGGGCAGTCCTCGTTGGAACATTTCCACCCCCCCTTTCTGAATACCCCCAACGCGAGCGACGGTCGCAGCCCGCCCTCGCCGTCGCTCTTCAGCGTCGCGCCCGCAGCCTTCGCTTCGCGCCGAATCTTCTTCAGTGCCAGCCTTTCCTGCGCGTTCCACTTGGGCTTGTCGTGATCCTGCTGTGGCTTCTGTTTGGTCTGGGCGTAGTCGACTGCGGTTTTGGACATGACGGCAGTCTACTCCGTGGTGACGATTCCCGGAACCTGCCCGAACGGCCGTCTTTCGTCCGGTCCCATCCGCACTTCGGTCACGACTTTGCTCGGCGCATCCGCGGCCCATTCCTCCATGGTCTTCCGGCAGTACACGCAGAAAAACATCACCGGCATCGGCACGTACTTCTTGGGCTCGCCGCAGACATTGAACTCGACGTAGGGGATGCTTCCCTGGTGCTGGAGCGCCATCCTCACCGCGAGAGCCGGCTGGTCGTGCTCGAGTTCATCGGCCGGCCAAAACATGTTGAGCGTGCCGATCGCATGGCTGGTCTGGCAGTGCGTGCAGAGCCGGCCGCCCAGCACCTGCTCGCGCCAGACGTCGCGGGCGGTACGCAACCCGCCCCATGCTTTCTTGGTGAATCCGGGGGCTACCTTCGAGCGTGATGCGCGTCCCATGGTGACTTCCTACTCTCCCTTGTCGGCCAAGTCTTTGAGGCAAAGCGCGTGCGCTTCTTCCAGGCAGTCGCGAGGAGGACGTCCTTGCGTTACGCAGGATTTTATGTGGACGTGAGCCGCTACGGTCGACAAGCAGTTTTCTGCTGTGGACGGGCCTTGGTAGCGCGTGGTTATGATGTTCGACAATAAAAAATACGTCCCGACTGTTATGCTCGTCCACGCCAGGATCCACAACGGACCGATCAGATTGCTAATGACCTTCGTCATGCGGTCGGCTCTTTCGTTGTCCACGCTTAGCTCCTCTCGGCAAGCGATTCGGCATCCACCCTGGATATCCTAGAGATAATATCTGGCACGTCAATGGGGATTCCCAGCGCCTGCCGGACAAGTTGCCCCGAGTACGCTTCACGCCACTCCTTCGGGACTCCGACCTCGTAATTGGTTGGCCACCCGGTGAGCACCTCGCGCGCGATGCGGTCGACGTACTCAAGCTTGCGGCGGGCGCCGGCGCGCAGGCCCGAGACGTCGAACTCCGTATCGAGCCACGCCGCGAAGGCCTCCGCCCACGACTCATCTGCGTGCTTCATAGCGTAGTGCGGCCCGCTGTCCTGCACGTACTCGACAAAGTCTTCCGCGGGCAGGATGGGCCACGACCCGGTCGTCTTCGGGTATGGTTGCTCGAAGTCGCCAAACGTCGCGGTCCAGTCTGGACGCTTCCAGAGCTCGAAGCTGTAGTTGACCGCGTGGCCGACCTCGTGCCGGACCCCGCGCGCGACGTCTTCCCACCGCATCGGGTAGCGCGCCTGCGCTAGCTCGTATAACTCGGGCGTCGCGAGAAACCAGGGCAGATTGATCGTGATCGCCCGGTCGGCGCACCAGAAGCCGGAGTCCCCCAGCGCGAAGATGGGCTCGTAGTGCACGATCCCGTCGGCGCGCAGCTCGCCCCGAACCTTGTCGAGTATTCCCTTGAGCTGGCCGGTCGGAACGAGATTGAGGCGCGCCACTGGCGTGTCGAGCAGTGCCGGCAGGGGGTCGTCGAACAGCGGCTCGGTCTCGCCGTACTGCCTGGCAATCCTCGCCCAGGTCGCAGGGCCGCGCATGGTGGCGCCGCGATCATCAACGAACAAATCGCACGCGGGCTTGCCGCCAAGGCCGTCGTCGATGGCATCGAACACGCTCGGCAGCTCGCGGTTGACGAACTCCACCATCTGTTCGTAGCGCGCGCGGTGCAGATGACGAGAGGTCAACCACTCTTTCCGGTTGCTGGGCACGGCGCCTGCGCGGACAAGCGGATCTAAGTCAGGGTCGTACAGCAAGGAACGGCTCGATCGTCCCGACCACAAGATCAGAAGATGGCCAGCTCTGCGGAGGGATACCAGCGCTTCCTTCGCCCCGTCGACGAACTCCAACGGCGTGACGACGTCCTCATAGGGTCGGTCTTGCTTGACGATGGTGCCGTCAAAATCAACACAGATTCGCACTGACGCCCTTGGTGGTGCCGCCGGTCGCGCCTGCTCTTCCGAGATATGCGTGCACCCTTTGAGCTTCATCCCGGCGCATGATTACCTGCCCTCATTTAGCTCGGTAAGCGACTTCGCCGCCAGGTCATCTTCCGGCGCGGGCTCTTTCTTCAACTCCTCGACTTCTTTCTGCGGGTTCTCGATCGAAAAGTCCGCCGCGAGATTGCGGACGCCCGTGTCCAGCGTGATCAGCCGCCCTGCGCGCGCCTGCACGGTGGCCGTGACTTTCTGGCCGGTCTCCTGCGGAGTCGGTCGCGAGAACGGCGGCCACACCAGCTTCAGTTGAGCGCCCTTGACGTTGGCCAGCTTGTGCTCGACCAGCTTATCACCCTGCACCTTGGGCGGTACGAAGATGGACTCACGTACGTTCGTGCCGGGCAAGATCGGGTTTCCGCCCTCGTCGGTTTCGCCGGGCACCGCCGGCCGCCCACGGTCGAGCTTGTGCGCGACTCGCAGGAGCATCTCCATGAGCAGCACCACCCCGCGCTGTCCGTACTGCGTGCGCAACATGGACGCCTTTGCGAACATCGATGACGTGCGCTTCGTGATCTCGGTGGCGGTCATGGGAGCGCCGTCGGTCGACCGCTGGTCTGCCAGCACGCACTCGCAGATCTGCAGCGCCTTGTCTTCGAGTCGATCTGATTCTTTGGCCGCGGCTTCCGTGGCCGCGCCGCTGGTTTCCGCGAAAACCAGCGTTCCGCCCTTCTCGAGCTTGATCGCGGACTTGCTCCCCATTCCGACCTTCGTCAGGCTCGCGTCGCTCGAGATTACCGGCGTCGGGTCGGCATTCCGGAACGCGCCCCCGTGGATCGCGCTGTCCAGCTCGCCGATGCGGTCGAAATAGTCGTAGGCCCCGAGACAATCGGGGTCGCCGTCCAAGTCGTCCGAGACCTCGATATTTGGGATCCACCGGTACGGCACCTCTCCGAAGTTGTGCTCGCGCATCTCTTCGACTGTCTCCGGGTCGTCCCACTTGGGCTCGCTGCTGCCGTCGCCTACCGGCTGGGGCTTCCACACGCAGTCGGTCGTGGTATCGATGATCCGCAAATACCAGTAGTTCTCTTCCTTCCACTGGCCGGTGTCGGCGTCCCGAACTTCCTTTGGGTACATGTAGCGGATTTCAAGCTTGATCAACTCGCTCGGGTTCGTTGGGTCGAACGTGGGGAAGCACCATCGCCGGTCGAGCGATTCGAACACGACCTTTCCGCCGATCAGTTTGAAGCCGCCCACCGCAGTCCCCATGGCTCCGCCCATGTTGCGCGCGAGCAGCATCGCGGACCACAACCCATATGCGTCCGTTACCGCCTGCACCCAACCCTCAGTGTCGGGGTCGCCCGGAACTTTCCAGGTCGGCGACGCCTGCTCGCCGAACAGCAGTCCGGTGAAGCGCGATACCACCAGGTGACACAGGTGACAGGGCACGCTCGGGCGGCGGTACCGCATCGGCAGCGCTTCGAGCTCGCCGAATGTGTCCTGGTATCCCGGCGGGAGAGCGGCCGACGAGACGATACTCGCACGCGTGACGTTATCTGCGTTCTGGCTCCCGTCCCAGTTCGTCGCGCAGTCATCGTGCTGCGCGGTCCGGAAATAGCTGTAGAGGCGGTTCAGCTCGAGCTGGCGCGGGCTGAGCCCGAGCCGACGGATCTTATCTGAGACCAGGTTCGAGTCGGCCGCTGCTCCGACGACTTGAGGGCCGGCGTTGATGTCGCGAGAAATTCCGCTGCTCATGGGGGGCCATCCTACCAGTTAGAGAGGTTGAGGTATACCGAGCCGACTTCCGGCTTGGGTTCGACTCTGCCGAGACGCTCGCCTTCCTTGGCGAACCACGAGGCCATGAGGCGATCTCCGGCGTGCGCGTCGGGGTGATAGCTCAGCATCTCGCCCACCCACTCCTCGATCTCGGGATGCGAGCGCCCGCCCTGGCTCGGGATGATCCACTTGGGCGGCCGGCACGCCATCTCAATCCCCATGGCCTCGACTCCGAACGAGGCGTCAGCCTTGTTTTTGCCGGTGGTGAATGGGACGATGGGGATTGAGGTGTTGTTCTGGAGAATCTGAACCAGAAATTGCTGGGCAGCCACGTTCTCGATCGCGAACACGCAGTGGAACCGCTCGTACAGGTCCACGACCTTGGCCATGATGTCGGTGGCGACCCAGCGACCCGACTCGACCCATAGCACTTCGCGGTCGCCGTTCGGGTGGACGAAGATCACGAAGAAGACCGTCAGGTCGTTGTTTGCCTTCAGCCCCACGCCGAGGTCGACGCCACAGTAGACCTTGCACCCAGTCGGGACCGCCCGCAGCGCGTACACCATGCTTTTGCCTTCGCCGCGGGCTTTGCATGCGTCGAGCCATTCGCGCTTGAATCGAGAAGTCGAGTCGTCGGTGGCCTGGCACATGAGCTGAGACTGAAACTCGATGGGTCCGATCTCCTGGCGTCGTTTCTCGATGCGCGCGAGAGACCACACCTCGGGCCAAGCGCTCTGACCGTCCTTCGACAAGATCGGGTACTTGAACGCGTGCCATCGCGGGTTGCGAGCCATCGTGTGTAGCAGGTCTTGCGGGTGAAATGCGTTCCCGATCGCGAGAATGCGCCCGCGCGCGGTCATACGGCCGGGAATCGTCTTGAGATACCAGTCGAGCACGCCGGCCCGCATGTATTCGGTGCGGGTGTTCTCTCGGTTTAGAATGTCGTCCAAGATCGCCTCGTCGATGCGCGCGCCCTGCGTGTTGGACCCGACGCCCAGCGTGTTGACCGACGGATCTTTCGACATCGTCGATCGCTGGACCGTAAGCTGCTCGCTGTTCCACGGCATCGACGGGTCTGGCACTAAATCGGGAAACACCTCGTGCAAAGCTTCGCTCGACTCGATATAGCGGCCGATCAGGTTGGCGATCTTGGTCGCCATGGTCGACGTGTTGCTGACGATCGCGAACCGCAGCGTCGGGTCGCGCCCCAGCTTGTAGAGCGTTCGGGCCACGCTGAGGCTCAGGGTCTTTCCCGACTCAACGAACGCCCACAGCACCAGCCGATCGTAGTTCTCCGCAATCTGAAACCAGCGATAATGCAGGGGTGCCAGGTCGATGGTTCTACCGGTCTCCTCGTTTCGCATCACGTACTGGACGAACGCGCGGAAGTCCGAGCGGGCCGCCGCGCACAACTTGGCTTCGGTGTGGCGCCGGGTGAAGTCCAGGACCTCGAGGTCTTTGCGTTCGACGGCGGCGGACATCAAGAGCCTCGTCGAATCATCCCCGCATTGGGTCCCGTTGTAGTCGGCGCGCCTGGCTGTGGTGTCGGCGCCTGCCCGACAGACAGCGCCCCCATTGAGGCACCGTGGGGAGTCGGAGCCTCTGATGTGCTTGGCTCGGGCAATTCCTGAGCGCTCACATCGATCTCGCTAAACGCCTGCGGAGCCGTAGATAGAGCTGCATCGTGATCGAGGATCTGTTTCGCTATTCGAGCGGCTCTCAGGAATCGCTGGGCCATCTCCTCAGCCGATAGCGTCTCCTGGCGGGTCACGGTCGTCAGAGGTCCGCCGCCTTCTCCCATCACTTCGAGCTGCACGCGCGCCTTGCCCGCGTACTGCTCGATCAGCGTCTTGCGTGCCAAGTCGCTCTTGCCCATGCCGGCCAGCCACTCACGGTGGAGTAGCCCGCGGATGCGCGTACCACCGGAGCATCCGACCTTCGCGAGCAGCGCCTTGCCCATGTCGGTGTCGTCTGTCTCTTCGAGGAACTTCGCCACCGTCTCGGCGCGCGTGCGGCCGTTGAACCCGGTCTTGTTTTTGCCAGGTTCACCCGCGCGAGCCGGGCGCAGATTCGCCAGGCTATTTGGGTGGGTCCCGCGCTTGCTGGGCGGGAAGGGGGAGTCGTCAGCCATCGGCGCGCCTTCTCATATCTCGCGCGATCTCTCTCAATCTCGCGCGCGGCGTGAAACTCGTCAGGAAGTCAGCCGGGTGCGGTTCGTCGATGTCGTATTTCCGCAAGTACGGCGCCAAGTCGAAGTGTGTGGAAACTCTGCGCACCTTATCCGCCGATGGGTTGGATTGAAGCTTGGGCCGAGCGTCCAGAGTCCGAGCGAACCGCGCACAAATCGCGGCTGGATTGGCCTGGGGTCGCGCAGAATCCAGTGCCAGCTGTCCGGCATGCCCCATCGTCGACCCGAGGCGCGCACGCAGTCCACCAGGTCGACCGTCCCGATCACGCAGCCCTTCGCCAGATCGTCGAGTGCGGGAGCATCCACCCCTATCGCGGCCATCCACCCAGCGGCCCACGCGTGATAGGTGCGCGTGCAGCCCTTGCCGGCGTGAATGGCCAACGTCCCACGATAGGATGTCGACCACGTGCGATTTTCCACGTCCTTCCCGGCGTGGATGATCGCCCATGCCCAAGGTGCTTTGACCGTCAATGCCCTCATGCGCTAAGTATCTCATGCCGCATGACGGCGTCAAGCCCTTTGCCGTGCTTGTCATGACCATAAGCGTCGCGCCTCCTCGATATCCGGGTGGCCCTTGCCGGCGTAGCGAAACGACGCCACCCTTCGCCCCTGCGCATTCGCCGAGGTCCGCGGCATGTCCCTGATGCTGCTGCTGCTGCTGAGACTCCCAGGGATGTGCGGCCGGGCGGTCATCCTCCACGCCGCCGACTTCGCCCACGCAGCGATTAGTCCGGGATGCGAGGTCTGGACAATGCACGTGCCCCCGAGCGCGCGGATAATGGCCCCGCAAGTATTCGGCAATCCATGCGCGCCGAGTCCGAGCCCCTGAAAATCTGGCAGCACCACAATCCGAGATAGACGCCACGCCCGTTGAAGCTTTGGATGCGGGAAGAACTTCACCGCCGCGAACGCCGCCAATGTCCCATCTAGGAGGCCCGCGAAACATCGGCACCCGCCCGGAAGATCTGCCGTCAGATAGTGATGTGGAGCGAACCATTTCCACGCCTCACGTGTGCATCGAACGATTTCGAGATTGACGCTTGGGCGTCGCTGATGCTCCCGCCATGAGAACTTGCCGATATGAGGTTCCAGCACCCAGTCGGGCTGCAACCAATCGAGCACGTCCTCGTGGCACGTCACGGCGACAAAGCGCTTGCCCGGTCGCGCTCTCACGGCCTTGGCGCACGCGTGCGCTCCAATGCGTCCCACCTGTCGATCAACCACGGAAGAAAACTCGTCGAACGCCACCAGGGGCCGCTCGTCTACGATGGCACGGGCGAGGTTCACGCGGAACTTTTCGCCGTTGGACAGCACCCGATATGGCTTGAGCCAGCCGGGCGGCGAGGCAAAGCCGACGGACGACAACGCCCCGACAACGTCTCGCACCGGCATGGAGCCGAAGCCGTCCACGATGGCCTTGTCGGAGTCCCAACTGTAGCCATCGATCAGGGCTTCACCGAACATCGCGCGTGCCACTTGCGACTTGCCGGCGCCCGAGGGTCCGGTGATGAGTCCGACCTGCCATGGTTGCGCGTCCAGAGGAACCTCGAAATGAAACTCGACGTTCGAGTGCCGCTTCTCTGGCACGTCGAACATGCCTTCAACTTGAAGCACCTTTGCCGAGCGGGTGATCGGCGCCGTGAGCGCTAGATCAATGCGCGGCACTTTAGCCCCTCCTCGGTGAAACGTTCGAGCAGCGTCGACTGATGAACCTCGTCCACGCACGTAACGACGATCTGGAAGTTCTCGCGCAGCTCGGCGGACTGATCTTCAGAGCCGGTCCCGTCGCCGCTAGCGCTTGCGACTGCGCCCAACTCCGCCGCCAACTCCTTTTCCAGCTCATCCAGCGCCAGTAGCTCGAACCCGTCTTCGTCGTCCTCCAGCTCCTTGAGCTGCGCCAGCGCGTCCTCGGTGAACTCGCCCGAAATCTTCGGGTTATTGGCCACGAGATTCGCCATGCGCTGCCGCGTCTCGTC